GTCGGGACGTCGAGATAAAAGAACACCGGCATCAGGCGCTCAGCCTAAGGGGGGTGGTACCCCCGCAGGCCCAAGACCTACCCCCCCCCCTCGCGGGAGTGAACGCCCACGTGGCGGAAGGGGACGGGGAAGAGGAATGGGAGCGCGTCCTACACTTCAACGTCGGCCACACTATGTGAGCACTTACGTTGATGCTGCCGAGGAGAACCGAAACAGAAACTGGGTGCGGCGTCACCTGGAATCTGTTTACGGAGTGCCTCCTAGTTCACCATGGTCCCTCATACCAAGGGGCGTGGTTGAATCTCTCATGCGGCATCCAACGAAAGAGGCTTGCAAAGAGTGTGCCACCTTCCTTAGGTATGAAAGGGAGGCAGCTGCAAGGCTAAGGACGCAGCAAGGCCAGAGCTCCGGTACCTCCGGCAACCCGAACGTGAAGGGTTCGGGCCAAGGAGCGAGAGCGGATGAGGTTGGGGTCCCCACGGTGAAATCTAATGCTCTTTCACCAGCCGTGGGTGAGCCGGCGATGAAGTTCGCCGAGACAGTGATGGAACCTCCGAGCGATGGTGTCGTCAAACGTGTACGCTGTAAGCGGACACCTCTGGTCGTCATCAGACCTCGGGAGGAAGAAGCTGTTCAGGAGGTGGAGTTGGCCACGACCCAACTCCGACCCGGGGCCAGTGGGCGGAAGTTGTCCCACTTGGCCAGAGGTAAGAGGCTGCCGGCCTCCCGCACTGGCGGAAAACGGTTGTCTGACTTGTGCCACCCACATCCGGTGAGTCAAGCAGAACGTGTCCTACCGGCTGAGATCATTGAGGACATTCCTCGCAGTGAGCTTCCTAAATATAGGTTGAGCACTCGCGAGGGAGCATATGCGCCGGTGGACCCTGTTGGAGAACCTGGCTCGTTGTCAACTTTCCGCAACAGTAAGGGCGAGGTTGTTGGGCATATCAAACGACGTGCAGTCCCTGGAGGTATCAGAACTAATTTGTTTCGATTCCTCTGTGCCAAATGGTACTTGATCGAGTACTGTGAGGAACTCTTAGCATTCCTCCAGTCCAAGATCATGTTCAGGAGGCGGGACGCATCCACGTTGCTTGAGCTCCGCAACCGAGCCTTTGCTTGGTTAGAAGACCACGACGTCACTCTTTCGGATAGAGCCTTTAACATATGCGTTAATTGTATTGCTCTGGCTATTCCGATCGGTGACGCCGAAAATAGAGCCGGGTGGCTTATGCTCCATGGTCGCTCCCCAGCCGCATATAATGCAGATCTGCGCAGGGGCGTCATTGGGTATGAGCAAATTAACAGGGGACTTTGGGCCACGCTGCAACGATTCTTGGGTGTGAGTGAACGATTCATTCGACCGCGGACCGTTCGTGTTGGAGGCGTCCTCTCGCCGTTGGACTAGCTTATGGTACAGTTAAGGTGGCGTTGTGTCTTAAAGGGGCTGCATTGAAGCCAATCAAGCCCGGATGCTTCGTCAGTGACTGCCTTGACAACTTTAAGTGTGTCCGCCGGCGTTATTTTTATCCTGGTCTCTTTCGGCTTAGAGACCACGCGGAACCGAACGTTCACGCGGGCTGCTCCTGTAATGAGGTCGTAGGGCTTCGGAACAGGCTTGCTCAGGCCGTGCCATGCGTTCAGCCGGAAGGCTTGGCCGATTTCCGTAAAGAGATGCGGATCTTGGGGCGGGTTTTGACGGCTAGAGGTGGTTCTGAACTTGGCGTTGACGAGTACCAGTCGATAGTCAACCGTTATAGTGGTGCCAAAAAGAAAAAGTATCAATCTGCTCTTGACGAACTCAACCGAGATGGGTTTGTCCGGAGTCGTCGCACTGCTAGAACTGAGGCTTTTGTAAAGACTGATTCGTTCTACTGGGACTCTAAGGTGAACGACCCTCGGATTATTAATATTAGAAATCCGGTATTCACCTTGTTCATCGCTAAGTGGTTATTACCCATCTCTCGCCTGATTTACGCGCTCACAGACATGCCACACCAACGTGTTGGTGCTGGTAGAAGCATTCTCTCAGGATTGAATCCTCGCCAAAAGGCTGCAAACCTCATGGAATGTTGGAACGCTTTTTCGGATCCCGTTTGTATTGGGATAGACGCCTCGCGATTTGATGCCCATTGTCATGGGGAACTTCAGGAGATAGTTCACCGAGAGTATCTGAGATGGTTCCCCGACAAGGAGTTCGCGTGGTGTCTTAAGGAGACCAAATCTTCACGTGGTCGAACTCGTAACGGTGTTAGATATTCTCTCACCGGGGTTATGGCCAGTGGAGATATAGGTACGGTACCGATGACCAATTTCATTATGCAGTGTTGTCTTAGGGCCACACTCCGCAAAGCTGGTGTGCGGAGGTTCTGTCTTAGGACGGAAGGCGACGACGCTGTGATCTTTGTGAACAGATCTGATTTGGCCAGAGTTACCAAGACCATAGGTCCCACATCCCTTTCGATGGGTCTGGAATTGCGAACCGACTACGTGGCGTTTGACTACCACGAGATCATCTTCAATCGGATGCGTCTGTTGAAGGTGAGTGACCACTACGAACTGGTGAAAGACCCTGCCAGATTCTCAGAGTTACTCTTGGGTAGTCATAAGCATTGGTATTCGGTCAAGGGTGGACTGAAGGTCGCGTCCATGACGGTCCATGCATACGCGTTGCTCTATGGTCACCTTCCTGTCTTGGGGACAATGATCAAGTACGTTGATATGATCCTTGATGGGAAGATAGTTGATACTAAAGCTTGGAATCTAGACAACGCTCACATGGACCAATACTTGAAAAGTCAATTTGGACGAGACTGGAAGTCGCTGGAGCGGAAGTATCCGAGACCCACTGACGAGATTCGGGAGGAGTTCAAGTTAGCGTTTGGTTTGGAGATAGAACAACAGCGTCTGCTCGAGAGACGTATCATGTTATCAGACTCGCGGTTCGCCTTCCAGTTCCGTGAGGTGATAGATAGTCATGTTTACCAACCGAGCAGACACACCATGTTTTGTGGTGGGGAGAATCGCTGGGAGGCGGCGGTTCTTTAAATTTTGTCCCCTCCACTACTGGTGTCCAGATTGGCTGTATTTTGCCATGGGGTGTACCACCTAGAGCCGGTCTTTGGCCGGACACCCGTGACCGAGGAGACTCGATCTGTCTAGAAATAGCAGACTAGCTGTCGCCCAGGAAGAACTCGGCCATTGCGCACTCGACTTGCGAATGGAAGCAGATGGGTTGGATGGATTCCGTAAAGGTGCTGTTAATACAACCATGGCGCTCCAATGTGTTTGGGCGGTGAAGACTACCGCGGGCTGTGTGCTTGCTTAGTGTGAGGCAGCAGCTGGGGGATAGTGGTCCAAATAGCGTGCAGATCAAACCTGTGGCCCTCGTAGATATGCGGGGAGTACCTCAGTTAGGATGCTGTAGCTACAGTGGGTTCCTAAGCTCATAGAGGAGTCTGTGAGTTATGGTCCCCGCCAGGCGTTATCGTTGATCAATACAAGCGTGGCGGGGTTGGGCCTTCACTGTAGTCTTGGTGAGGTTTGGATCCAACTATCCTTCGATATCACTCGAGGTTCCTAGATTCTTGCGAGCAGATCCACTGGAAGGTGGGGACTCCTGCTGAAATCTGGGGTTCAAGAGGTCGATGAGCCGGCGCGCTCGGAGGTCTCCCCAGTAGGACAGGTCAACCACCGGACGATACGTATAGCTCAAGAGGATCGAAACAAGGTGTGGTATCCCGGAGAAGCACGATCACCAGGTCAGGCATATTCACGACACAAACCCAGGACCCCTGAGCAGAGGGTTTATTGTTCTGGGCGATACCTTGGCTACCCGAGCCATTTCACATCCTGATTCCCTGACGACTCACTGAATGTAAAGTTGCCGATTCTCCAAGAGAAGCCTATGGGGGGCTGGACGCAACGGTGAAGTCCGATGGGATGAAAAACCAATTTGTCGGAGTCAAGTAAGTCGGCCATCGCCACGCAGAGGCAATAAGTCGTGGTTTGATTGGTGTCGGCTGAACCTCACGACACTTCGGTACGTAGGGGACAACCTTGCACCTCTCTTCCTTCATGTAAGGCCAGTAAGGAGAGCTCTGTCGCGTTGATCCGAGCCTGCGTGAACACCGTCATCTGTGGTTTAATTGTTAAAACTGGTCGGAGGCGTGGGGTGCTACGGGACCTTACGTCTTCATCCATACCACGCTGGTGTTATGCCCGGCGTCTCCTGTCTGCGAGGGGAGCTAGGTGAGTACGACCAGAAGTCGGAAAACCTAGCGAAAGTCGCTACCCTCCAGGAGTCAGTCCGCGAAAGGGGTCTATTAGGTGAAAGTTAAAATGGTGGGTCCTGTACTTGGTTCGTCGTTATGAAAAGAGGGCGAGATGGGACCATCCAACCTGTAGACTTGGCATGTCTCAGATTATGGTGGGTCGTGTCGGCATTATGAAAAGAAGTCGGCCCGATCATCCATGAGACAATATGACCAGAACCGATGCCGGTTAGTAACAAAGGCAAGGCCAACGCGTCATCTCGAATGAATGCCTGATGGGGGGGAAGTGGCTTGGAACTGCCTCGTTTGATCGAAATGTGACGCCTTTCGTGGAGGTGTAGATTCCTAGATCGTAGGATCCGGTAGCGCGTTGAAGCGGTGCGCCGTGACGGAACCGTACCGGTGAATACGAGAATGGGGGTTGTACACAGAGCGATTGGATAGCAGGACGATCGAACGTGTCAGAAGCAACTCTTACGTGGCACCGTTGGTTGGTGGCGTTCATAGGGGTCTCGCCAGCCTCTATGTCTGTTAAGCGTTTGGCGCGGGGTCTATGGAGATGGACTCCCTTCACGTTACGCCGGGTCCTCTCACTCATGATCCTGTCAATGGCGTGTGTGTCACTATAGCATCCCGGGTGTCGCACCCCGGGGGCTGCGCTGGTAACTCCTCCAGAATGCGCCAGTGGCATACATGGTTAGATGGGTGTTTGAGTGATGAGTTGTGTGAAGTCCCCGGTAAACGTGGTTGGGTACGTCTCTCCATCCCATTGGTTGGGCGAGCTCTTAGCGGGGTTTGCCCTGTCGGTTTAGAGGTCGTTAGTCACCGCCCTCAGGAGTGAGACGAAAGCAGCGCCCCTTGTGCGAGTCACAGTTAGCACCTAGGCCAGTGGAGACTGGTGTGGTGTTTCGTGCGTGGTATATCGCCAGGTTGCCTATTTAGGCCTTGTTGTGGGGTATGGTTGTTCCCGGTCGTCAGTCAAAAACATATGTCCAATACTGG